CCCATTTTGTGGAACAACAAATAGATCAACTCTCGATCTTGAAACAATGAATGTAGTTCCATTTGACAAAGATTATATTACTAAATATTCTGAATTTACTCTTCCGTCAACAGGTAAAAATATCAAACTTAGAATGCAGACACCTCGTATACTTGATGATATTACATACCGTTCTAAAGAAGAGCGTCGTAAGAATCAACAGTTAAAAGGTGACCCTGCATTTTTATTATCTTTACAGTATCTAATTGATACAATTGATGGAGAGCATCTCGAAGAATTCAAGATTATTCCATTCTTGAATAAACTGCCAATGATGGATACAAACTACATTCTCAAATGTGCTGAACATCTTGTTAACGCATTTGGTATTGATTCATCAATCAATCATACCTGTCCGATTTGTAGGTTAGACTACAAAAGCAACTTTCGAACAACAGCTGAATTCTATGGACCCTCAATCGACTGAGGATGGAAAACCATACGGACCACAAAGATATAAAGAGATTGCAAAAGAGCGATACTTAATTTCTAAACATATTCATACTTCGTATGAAGATTGTGCAAATGTATCGCCAACTGAACGTAATTATTTACTTGAATTTATCATCGATGATCTTGAACGACAAAAACAGATGTATGAGAAGATGAGAGCAGAGCAGGAAGCGAAACGTCGATGATGGAGAGGAGAACCTCAAATGCCACAAGGCTCATTTGATGAAATTAATGTAGCTCAACATACAGCATCAATACGAAAACAAATTGCAGCTCAAGTTGAGGACGAGATACGAAAAATTCAAGAAAAAAACACAAAAGAACTTAATGAATACAAACGTTCCGAAGATATTGCTACTCATCGACGTGCAATTGAGCTGATCAATCTTCAAAGTAAAAGTGAGATTGATGCTATAAATGATAGAATCAAAACTCAAAAACTCGAAGGTAATGAACTTCGTAAAGCTCAAAAAAAGATTGCGAATATAAAAATAAAAGCTTCTCAAGAAATTGCTGCTAACGAAGAAGAAGTTGCCGAAAAAATTGCAAAAAAGCAGCAAGAACTTGAGAAAACAGTTCAGGAAAAGCGAGTTAAACAACATACGGAAGCTGAGGAAAGATTACTTTCAATAACAGCTCGCAGAGATGCCGAAGTTGCTAAATCAGGAACAATAACGGCTCAAAGGAAGTACTTTGCGCAACGTGCTCTTGAGGAGAAGGCAATAAAGGAACAACTTAGTTCTGAAATTGAATCACATAATGTAAAACTTGCCTTAATTGAAGAGCAAAGAAATAGTAATCAGATTAGCGCTGATGAATATCTCGAACTGAAACGTGATGAAGAATCTATTATAGCATCATTAGCTGCTAAACGTCATGCTGCAGAACAGCGCGGAAATGCAATGCTTCTACAAAATTCAAGATTATTGATGGCTGAAGCACGTGCATATCCAGAATTTACTCAAGAAGCAACAGAACAGCTACAAAACAACTTAACAGAGCTTGAAAATAATGCAAGAAATTTAGAAGCTAAAATCTCAGTTACAACAGACACTGCTGAATTAGACGCATTACAAAAACAACTTATGGATATCAATGAAACACGTGCTAGTGTTGAGGATATTCAGAAGAAGGGAGTTTATGCAGACACTACTCCTGGCGAAGCCCTTGGAATGTTTACTAAAAGGCAAGGTTCTCAACTTCTTGATAAAATAGGTTGGAAAATCGGTGAGTCTGTCGGAAACAACATTAACAACACCTTAAAAACATTCATTAGCACTTTTGCTAATCCTGATCTTATTGAAGAGAAAATAAAGAGTTTTTATCAATATCAAGCTAAAGTAAATGCGCGCTTGCAGGGAACTGGTCAAGATTATTCAGATGTACTTGATACAATAGCTGATAATGTTGGAATTAGTCCATATGTTAAACAAGCTAATGTGGTTGAGAAACTTGTTGAGTTGTCTGATAAAGGTGTAGCATATAATCTTGAGCTTCGAGCATTTCTTGGTGAAGTTAGTGAAAGTATAGCTTCAACATTTGATGCGTTTGATTCAAATCTTCTTCGCTTAATTCGACTACAACAGGCTGATACAACAGCAGCACGACTTGGTATGGAAGCATCATTAACACAGTTATTTAACAAGTATTTTACTGATACAAGTTATTTAACTGATATGGCTCAAACAGTTTCAGCTGCATTGATTGACGCAAATTCTCAAATGACTCGTGATATGTCAATTGAGTTTGAATATATTGTACAGAAATGGTTAGGTGCACTGTATTCTGTTGGTATGGATCAGAATACAGTAAGTTCAATTGCAACAGCTTTTAATTATCTTGCAACAGGTGACGTAGAGAATTTGAGTAATAATACTCAAATGATGAATCTAATTGCAATGAGCGCGTCACGTGTTGGCGAAGATCTTGGTGACATTTTAACTAATGGGCTTGATCCTGATACAACAAACACATTGCTAAAGAGTGTTGTTGAGTATCTTCAAGAAATTGCGGAGGCTGAAACAGGTAATATGGTTACCAAGTCAGCATTTGCAGATACTTTTGGATTCTCAATTGCCGACTTAACGGCTGCGAAAACTTTAGCTGCAAATACAGCTGCACTTAGTGACTTAACAAGTTCTTACAATGATGCAATGTCTGAACTCAACAAACAGTTTGGACAATTATCCGATCGTGTTCATATCACTCAGTATGTTAACACAATAATGGATAATGTTGTAGCTGGAACAGCTCAGAACGTTGGTTCAACTGCGGGTGGTTATATTGCGTGGAAACTTGCAAATATGATTGCATCTTCAAATATGATGTCTGAAATTCCGCAAGTTCTCGCAGGCGGTTTCGGCCTGGATTTACATGCAAATCTCGGTGACATAATGTATAACCTTGCCAATGGTATTCCATTAGCAGGAGCGTTACTTGGAGCTGCATTTAGTGGCAATGGTATGGGATTTAACTTTAATGTTAATCCTAACGGTGGCGGAGGATGGAATTACACTCCATTCTTATCAGAACAAATATCTGCATCAGGAAAAACATCGAAGAGAACATCAATATCTGATATGGTGGCCGGTGTTCGTAATTCAAACTTCAATGATGTGGAGGATCAAACACTCTCAGACGCTGCTGATACTGCGAATGAGAATGAAGATATTGTTAATCAGCATGTCAAAGGCCACGAAACAGGCACGTACGATGCTCTTGTAACTGAAGACACAGATGTTGTTACGGAAGTAATAGCAATGAATGAACGACTTGATAAATATCTTGATTTTGGACGTGTATTCATTACAAGTGGTGGAGGTGGAGGAAGTGGTGGAAGCAGCAGTTCAAGTTCACCTTCTCCAGGCATCACATCAATACCTTCTCCTGGCACCGCATCAACACCTTCAAGTAGTGGATCTCAAACAACGAATCCGACCCCTGTTGGCTCTCAGACTTCTTCAGGTCCAACTAATTCTTCAAACAGAACACCTGTTGATGGTTCACTAGTTGACAACGTAACGGTAGATCCATCTATTGAGCTGTTGAAGGAAGAGGTGTCAACAATGTCTGATTTCCTCGAGACTGCACTTGCGCAAGATCGAGTATTTAAGATTGAAACAATCTCAGTAACACCTTCACGTGATGGGCCAATCTACAGTACATTACCAGCTACACCATCCTACTATGAAAAATGGAAGAATATGTTCTTCTATCAAGCGGATAAACAAAAGTGGTTGGATGTTGAAGAGAAAGAAAAGGAAACTCAAGAAACAATTAGTAGACTTGAGAATCTTGTTAGTGAACATGATTTAGAAACAATTTCTTCATTGATGACTGCAACAGAACTAGCACGTGAATATGCAATGAGTAGTTCAACTACAAGTGAAAAGACTGAGCAAATAAAAGTTAGCTTAGATCAGATGTCACCGGAAGTCAGCTCATATCTTGCAGCTGCAATGAAATCAATGATGACTTCAGCGTTGCTTGGGGCAGAAGGTTCAGGTTCTCTTGTTGAAGAACTTAAAAAGATGATTGATTCTTTACAGGATGTGCCAGTTAGAGTTACAAATGATAACTTCGACACAACATTGCAGAAAATTTCATTTACATATTGAATTTGGAGGATAACTTAAGTGTTTCAAAAATTCAATACTGACACATTAGTAGGTCGTTTTATAAAATGTCTTTTATCAAAAGAAGTTCAACCCCTTCTGGATTGTGTCCAGAAGGGTGATATCATAATCAAAGATTGCATTTATATCTTTGACCACTTTATTATTAAATGTTATAAAACAGGTAAATTATACATAGATGATAATGTAGATGAACTATTCCCCTCTGACACATTATATCCTTCAGCTGTATTGTATCCTGGCACAGGTGAAGAACCTGCCCAGTTTAAAGTCATTGATCACTACGATGAGTCGATTGCGGACAGGAATAATCTATATACATACAACTCAAATGTTCATTGGTATGATAGTGAAACTCATAAACAGCTTGGTAACTATCTTAGATATATTAAGAATAGAACTTCAATTGATCTGATGCCTTATTACAATTGTTTCTCTGCAAAAGAGCTAGATGATGTGCATCTTTATCAGGTGTCAAAAGATGTTCTGTATCCCAGCAATTTACTGTTTCCAGAACATACTTTGTATCCACAAGATGATACAAAAGACTTTGACTATACATATATATTTGGAAATTTACCAACACACACTGTTTACGCTATTCCAATTAAATTTGACAAGATATATACTATCGCGCTTGATTGTGATACACCATTTCAGATGAGATGTTTAATTTACGGCAAGTCAGGTATGGTAAAACGTAGTGGTAAATCTTCATACTACTCTGATTATCTTGAAGGTACATTTCAAGAAAAATCATTTGCCAGATTTGATAAACCATTTTTATTTAGTGTGCAAATCGGCGACCATAAAGATGATTTAACAATTGATAAAGAATTATATCAGCAACAGTCAAATTTGTATTTAGTTATGCAAGTTCCAAAAAATTTAACATCTTCAATTGTTGTTCTCGAAGGTAACTATGCAGTTAGAAATAAAATTGCAACAGATGTTAATTGTGTAGTTGATTATAAATCCGCATTATCCGCATTAAGTTTACTAAGATCAAATACAAAAGAATCATATGCATTTAGTGACAGATTAATTGAATATCTTTTATGGAATGTTGTTTCTCCGCGTGATAGATTAACAGGCAATATCGCAAGAATGCAAGAAACTATTGGTGCTCTTGATCTTGGTTATGCATCATTCCGAAGCCACAATCAAATTAGTAAAGGTGTATGGGATGATGAAATTCAACGTGCCACATTAAGGTTGTTGAATTCAGCTTCACATGAATTTTTCATGGAAGACCAAGATGGTTATGGCAATAAAGATGTTGAAAGAATCTTTGAATATTTGAAATCAAGAAGGGTGGTAAATAGATAATGTCAAATACACCAGTAAATAAAGATTATCAATATAATGGTTCATCAACAAAAATTTTTTCAATGATTGACAATTATGTGTATTTGTATCACACAGATACATTAATTGCAATTCCAACTTATCCTGAATCTATTTCAGACTCAATGAGTGCAACATTTACACCAACAACTCCGTTAGCAAGATCTGCACCGATTTATTCATATTCCGCTTCTGGCCCAAGATCTTTTACTGTTGATCTACATTTACATAGAGAGTTGATGAATCAGATTAATACATCCGCTTCATCACTAAATGTACCGAACCTTGATTCTGAAGATTATGTTGATATATTGATTAAACAGTTGCAAGCTGTAACATTACCTCGTTACGCAGCTGCCGAAAAAATGGTTAATCCACCTATCATCGCTGTTAGATTTGGTACTGATATTTTTTGTAAAGGTGTTGTTGCTGGTGCAATTACAACAACATTTAGTGGACCAATTCTGAGAAATGACAAGTATGCACTTGTTGATATCAACTTTCCGATAAATGAGATTGAACCATATGATGCCGATTCTGTTATGACTTTAGGTAGTTATCGTGGTTTAAGTACTGATCTTGAAAGAAGAGTTTGGAAGTCATCAGGCAGCGGACCCAATAGCGGTGGCGTTAGAGCAGGTGGTTGGACGGGCAGTCGAAGTCAAGTTGCAACCACATCATCAATATAAGAGGTGAACTTAAATGGATGTATTAACTGATAAAGTTTACAAATCTTATACAAAGTTATCAAGATATAGCCCCTTTCCGTATTATTATCACAAGTTAGACGATAAATATATTTATGGAACTACAGCATATCTTAAAGATACAACAACATACACAACATATAAAGTAAGTAAGGGCGACACATTCGACACTCTTGCCCTTGAGTTTTACAATAATCCAACGTTATACTGGGTTATCTGTTCATTTAATCATATCCAAGATCCATTTTCTGAATTAAAAGAAGGGCAATTAATAAAGATACCTTCAATTTCAACTCTTGAATTTGATATCTAATGGAGATAAATTATGGCTGAACTTAGTTCTTTAGTTTCGGGTGAAAACTTAATTGAATCACCATTTATTATTGTTACAATCGGCAATTACACATTCGGTTATGCAAGTGACATGTCCTCTAAGCAACGATTGTCTTCAAAGGTGACATTCCCAGAGCTTGTTCAATCACTGAATATAACAAAAGTAAACGGAACAGTTAATCAATATTCAATTGTTCTTGAATATGGTATCACTGAAGTTGATGATCCAAATTTAATTGAAAATGTATTTAGTTCAGTTTCTGATACTCGCCGTTTGAAGATTTCTTACGGTGACTGGGAAATGCCTTCATATATTTATAAAGAAGAAGAAGCATTGATTACAAAGGTTAGAAGCAATACAAACTTCTCTGAATCTAAAATAGTATATACAGTTAGTTGTGTTAGTACATGTTTATCATTGCTTGCAGGTACAAAATCTTTCAATAAAAGAAAAGCAAAACCTAGTGATGTTTTAAAAGAACTTCTAAATGATGTTACAACAGGTTTACAATCAGTATTTACTGGAATGACAAACAAGACAAAAAATGCAGCTAATTCATTGATTGCTGGTGATGATAAAGTTGTTGAGATTGAAGCTAAGCAATCAATCAGTCCACTGGATTATTTGAATTATCTTGTAACATGTATGGAAAGTGTAACAAATACAAATTCATCAATTAAAGATTCAAACTATATGTTAGCTGTTTATGATGACACAACTAATGAATATGGTGGATCATATTTCAAAGTTCAAAAAGTGACAGCTGGTACATCAAGTGACTCCACATACAGTACATATGAAGTTGATGTTGGTTTTCCAAGTCCAAGTAATGTTACAAATTTTTCTATTGTTAATGATGACACATGGTCTATACTTTATAAATCATCAAGTGATATGAAACTGCCTGAATACTCTTATTCAATTGATAGACATGGTGAAATGATTACATCAGCATCTTCATCAGTAACATCTTCATCAAGATATCTTAAGACCACAGCATCAGACAAAACTTGGTGGACAAAGATGACTCAGTTTCCGATCACAGCAAAATTGGAACTAAAAGGTTTAATGAGACCGACAATATTGATGTCATATGTTAAAGTAAATGCTTACTTTTATGGACACAAGCATGTATCAAGTGGATTTTATATCATTACAAAACATGAAGATGTAATTAACAGTAGTGGTTATAAAACAACATTAACATTGTTAAGAGTTGCTGGAGATGATTAATACAAAACAAACATTATTATCATGTGACAGTTTTATTGATAATGAATATCTAGATAAGTATTGTTTGCTTGTTGATAGAAATACGAAAACAAATGTGCGACACGGTTTAACAAATGCTCATCACATTATCCCAAAATCATGGTTCAAATTAAATAATTTACCTATTGACAATTCATTAAGTAATCTTGTTAACTTGATTTACAGAGAACATGTTTTAGCTCACTATTACCTTTGTTTATGCACAAGTGGTAAATTACAGTACACAAATGAACTTGCTCTTATATGTTTATCCACAAGAAAGAAACTAAATGTTGTTGACAAACAGTTAGTAACCAAGTTGCCATTGTATAATATAATATATGAAAATTACTGTGAACATAAGCGCATGTATGTAAATTTTTATGAGGATGTGGATAAATGATTACAAAAGCCATTGTTGAACAAATAGTTGATCCGTATCAAATTCGAATCAGAATACCGAAACTTGATCGAATGCCCCAATCCTCACAACACACAAAAACAAGTGACTTAAACATTGCGCTTGTTTGTACATTACCAGGCTGTGATCCAAACATACAGATTGGTGATATTGTTTATGTTGCACTTGATGAAAAGAATGAAGATGAAGCAATTATTCTTGGGTATCTTTACAGGTCAAAGATGACTTCAACTCAATGTAATATGTTGTTCAAAGATTTAGCTGTTTCAATTCGTGCAACATTACCTGATGCTACAACAATAGGTGATGTTACTTCTACTGAAATACAGTGTTTGAGTGGTATTAGTGACAATATTCAAGATCAATTGAATAGTATTTCTCAACGAGTTGCACTATTGGAAAAGGCTGTTCAACACTATTTTGTTACTGTGACTCATACATACATGCATCAGGGTGCAGTTGAAAATACAGTTGAGGAAACAATTGTGGCTAAGTTTTATAATCAGCAAATAACAGTGGCTGAACAACTTGAGAATAACGAGTATACATACACAAGAATAACTTCGGATGATGAATTAACAATAATTGTTAAGGATGTTGAAAATACAATCAACATTATATATGAGCGATAAAGAAATGGAGAATAATCAATGTATTCATTTAATTTTCCAGATATGCTCAGTAGCGTAACAGCTCGATTATTACCTGATAAAGAAGCTGTAAAATCAAATATGAGATTAGTTCTTATGTCTGAACAAGAAACATTGTTCGGAGATCCATATTTTGGTTCAACATTGAAAAAATCACTGTTTGAACAGTCAAACTCAATAGTGGTGGATCTAGTAATTGATAAAATATACACAACATTGATTACATTTATACCACAAATATTTTTAACACGTAAATCTATAAAGATAACAAGTGACAGAACTGATCTATATGCACATATTGAGTATTGGTATAGATTTGATAATACTTCAGATCTATATGTTATTAAGTTAACAAGTTCTGATCTTGTTTAATGAATGGAGACCACAATGACACAGTACGAGCGTTGTTTATCGAACTTATCATATACAAACAAGGACTTCGGTCAAATTTATCCTGAGTTACTTGATCTGGCAAAGAAGATTTCGTACAAGTGGGATCCATCCTTGTCGGACGAAAGTGACCCAGGTGTTGTACTACTGAAACTTGCAGCTCTGATGGCTGATAAAAATAACTACAACATTGATAAGAACATTCTTGAATTGTTTCCTCTGTCAGTTACACAGGATACAAATGCACGTCAATTATTTGAACAATGTGGATACTATATGCAGTATTATAAAAGTGCAACTGCAACAGTATCATTTGCAATGAAGTCAGAACCTGAAATCTCTCAATCTGATTTGTCGATACTTAGCCCAAACGACCTTGAAATTGATCTTAGTTTGCAGGCAAATCATAGAACGTATGTTATTCCAATGTTTACAATGATTTCAGATATTGACAATGAAGTTATCTACACAACTTTAGCTGATGTAATGTTGAGAACAGATGGAGAAACCAAAGATGTTCCTGCAATTCAAGGTATTATTACTGACTTTACAATCAATGGTGAGACAACTATAACAGTTAATAACATTGATTATAATAATAGATTATATCTTTCTGGACTAAATATTCCTTCAAACGGTATTTTTATTGCAGATGATTCATCAACAACTTCAGTCTTTAATCTAAACGATTGGAAGCAGGTTGATAACTTAATGCTGCAACCTGTTGGTACTAAGTGTTATAAATTTGGTTTAACAGCTGATGGCTCTTCATGTTACATTGAATTTCCTGATGACATTGAAAATATTATTGGTAAGGGTATCAGAATTAAATATGTATTAACAAATGGTTCTGATGGTAATATTGGTAAACAAAGATTAAAACAGTTCTATGCAGACACAACTGTTAAAAGATACATTAATTCATTTAATGTACAAGATGGTGTTTTGTTAACATCAGATAATGTTTCTATTACAAATGTTGAAGAAGCAATCAATGGTTTTAATCCTGAATCAATTGATACTGCATATAAGAATTATCAGAAAGTAAAAGAAACATTCAAGACTCTTGTTAGTAGACAAGATTATGAAAATTTCATGTACTCAGCAGAGTTATTATCAAATGGATTTGTATGTGACAGAACAAATGACCCTCAATCTTCATATAAAGTTATCGATGTTAATACTAAAAATGATGTAACTCAACTACTAACAACAGTTGTGAAGACAACTTCTGATAATCAAAGTCATGATGAAATGACTGCCTTTGATTTACGTCTTTATGGTTTTTCATACATCGGTATTCCAACAAATGGTGAGCAGTTTGAAAAAACATTTACTGTTATCAATCCGAATGATGAAAGCCCAGATTGGAACACAGTTCTTGCAGGCATCGATGATGTCAAGTTTGTTCAGCACAACTTTATAAAATCAAATCATGAAAGAATCATGATGATTAAGAATAAGTTTCCGATCAACTCAAGAATTATTCCATTAAGTAAATTAACAGCAACCGAAGAAATTGATGTTCTAAAAAATATTGTAACAGCCTTATGTAAAACATTGAACTCACGAGTAATCAATTTTGGTGAGAGTGCTGATTATTCATTAATCTATGACACAATCATGGCTGCTGATTCTCGTATTCGAGCTGTTACACTTGATGAAATATCATATGAGACTTACGCAGTGTATATGGATCAAAATGATAAGATTCAGGAAGTTCAAATTGACCGCAACGCGATTGAATACGAACCAGTACCTGATCAAACTGTTAAGCCAACCTCAGGTGTAGTTTATTATGCGTTTGATCCAACCAAAAAGTGCTATACAGCTGTTAATCTTGTTGATGGAAAAATAACAGATCTTAGTGAATTTAATACTTTTGTTCAGTATTTTACAAAAGTAGTTGGAGCTGATCTTATTGATAAATTCCAGAATGAGATTTTTGTAAAAAATGTTCTTGCTGGTAAAACACAGCTACTTGAACCAGATACACAGTTCTCTCATTCATTATATCAGAATAAAGTTGATGTAGTTAATGAGATAACGCATCTTACAACAGAAACCAGAATTGATGCACAGTTGGTTGTGCTTGATGGTAAAACAGAAGAGGGTTCAAGTTCTACAAGTAAAATTACTGAGTTGAAGTATGATACGACAATGCTTGATGAGAATGAAAATTTAATTTTCTTAGCCCCAAATACAATAGAAGCAGCAGCTCCTTTTAGTTCTTATGTAAAATATATTCATAATATTGGTCAGGCTGGTAAGGAAAGGCCTGCTTATAGCAACAAAAAAGATCAGTCAGTTCTTATTCAAATTGATGATGAATACACAATGAAGGATAATGAGTATATTATCTTCTTTTGGAAAGATTCAAATGAAGATGACGCTCCTTACCTGTATCATAAGTTTGATTCAAGTTCATCCTCTCTTGGTAAGATTGTTCAGCCTGGTGGTTTCTCATTAAAGAAACAGCCGAATCCGGATCCATATAGATTACCGAAAATTCCGGATAGTATTTTAATGAGCTTGCCTGCAGGTAAAGGGTCAACTGAATATATAACTCAGCAAGTTACTGGTGAAGTTCTATCACATTCTACTAAGGAAGAAAATGAATCATATTCAGCATCTTTAACGGAGTATATTGCGAAGTTAACAGGTGATGGATTCTCATTAACAGGATCAACAAATATCACAATTAGAAAACCAAATAAGTTAATTTTCAATACAAAAGATAATCAGGTAAGAAATATCTATTGGTCATTATCTAATCCATCTGGTAATAAATCCGTTCTATTCCGAGACGGTGAAACTCAAAGAATTTTACAGACTGGTGAGCACCTTTTCTATGCAAACCCAAGTAAAACAACTTTTTATACACTTGGATATGGAACAATCATTGAAAGATCAAATGGTGATGGTGAGTGGGCTGTTAGACCCATGGATAATGATAAATTTATGTCTGATGGCATTGACTATTTTAATGCTTTATGGTTTGTCATACCTGAAGGAATTTCTCTCAGTGTAACAGAAACAACTTACTATCAAGTAGGTCATGGTAATACCGTGTCATTAACATATGTTGGTGAGATGGATCTTGGTGACGAAAGCGTTGATCTTAACAACTATAAAAAAGATGAGTTACCTAAAGATATTCCACCAGCTATTAATTTTAGAAATTTCTCAACTGTTAAGAGTACTGGCACATTTGTTAATGATGAACCATATGAATTAACAAATTTCCGCATTACTTATCAGAATGATGAAGGTGATGTGACAACTCTACCTATGCGTAGTGATCCTGAAACATGTTGGAGAGGATATTCATTGTTGAATATCAATATGTCTTCAACAAAACCACAGGATCTTACATCGAGACAAAAGATTTACTACTATACTGATGAAGATAAACTCACTGATCCACCGAAAGAAGAAAATGTATTTGATGGTACTGGTGGTTTATCATTGCAATCAAATATGAGTTTGTCTCTTGTTGGAGGTGAACGATGCGATGTTAGATACAGAGATATTTTAACAGAAAAGTTAACACCTGTAAACATATATTCTTATGAAACACAAAAGTTACCTGCTGGAACATCTCCTTCAATGTTCGCAATCAATTGGAATGTTGCTAGATATGTTGAGTCCGGAGATAATGACGCATATGATAAACAATTCTTCATTAATCTGATTGAAGGTAAATATATTTTACCGATAACATTCGGAGTTGATATTCATGGGTTTGAAGCATATTATTGTACTTCAGACAGAGCTGATGCTACAAGAATTAAACTCGATACAGTCAATAAGATAAAAATAGATGAAATGGAAAAAGTACTGGCTGGTACATATTATTTTGATATACCGAGTGATGCAAAATCTCTTATTTTTAAAGCAATTTATTCTCCAACAGAGGAGGAAGTTGTTACACCAGAGAACGCAAGTACAACTGTTACGTTAGGTCAGCTATATAAATACAACATAACAATGAATGGTGAAACTTACAATAAGAGACTTGATCTTCTTATTGATCTTGATACTGAAAATAGATACAATTATACATATGTTGTTCCAACATCGTTGCTTGTGGCTGATCCTTTATCTGCAAGTTCTTTCTTTGATAAAAATCACGTATACAACAAATATTCAATTGCTCAGTGGGTACCTGATACAAGTGACGTAGCTGTGTCATCAAATATAAAATAAGAGGTATCATTCATGTTGTTTAGATTACAAAATAATGTACCTGAAGTATATGTCAATGAGTCACGAGATTTTCAGTTATTCTGCAGACTATATGACTCTGCATTTAATAGTACAAAATATTCAATTGATTCGTTACAAAGAGCAACATCAACAAAAGAATGTGATGCAACACTTTTAGATCTTCTGAAAACAAAATTAGGTCTATTTAGTACTGTTGAAGTTCCTGATGATTCTTTGAGGTACATTTTAACTGCATTTCCAGTTATTATGAGATACAAAGGTTCAAAAATTGCAATTGATTATATTCTTACATTATATTCAAGACTATCACATTCAGAAAATGCATTTGCAACATATGATGAAGCTGAATTAATAAATTCAAGACTTATTCTTACATTTGCTTCAGCTTTCAAAGTTGATGAACTATTGTTTGAATTACTTCAATATGTATTACCAACTGGCTTCTTAATTGAGTATAAAATTGTAAGTGTTGATTCTTATAATTCATATATCCGATTTTGTGATAAACTTACATATAATGTCAGCACTGTTAATGAACTTAGTGAGGTTCTTCCTGAGGGTAAAGATAATCACGAGCTAAAATCAAATGTTGGATTAACAGTAATTGCAGAAAATGAGGCTACATCATGACACAAAAATCATCATTAGTATATAGCGGTAAACTTTATCTGACGGCAAATGACAAAACATTTGTTACATATAATTCCGCATCAAAATATTTATTCAAGCTAATTGCATCAATTCTTTGTGTAGAAAATTTTAGTTCTTCTAAACTGCCTACATATGTGATGTTATATCAAGCTACAAAAGATGCGCTGATACAAAAACCAGATGTACGGTTACATAAGAATTCAGAGTTGTTGAATCGCTTTGTTGACATAACAAGGTACACAACGGATAGTGGTGACACAGTTGATTCAAATTTTATTTCAACAATTTATTCCTCAATGTTATTATCAGCAACTTATCAACCTGTAGTTGTAACATTAGCCCTTGTGGGTCAAGATAAGTCAGAAATTCTTGCAGCTGTTGAATTTAACAAAGATGTGTATGATATTATCCGAAGTGGTAGTCAGGCTCAATTGAAGTGGGTATTGACAATATCAAATTCTTGAGGAGGGCAATTAAGTGTATCTTAGTTCAAACAAAGTTCATGTTTTTCCGCTTGGAACACATAGAAGTGAACAACTAACTGACCATCTTCTATCAGAAGTAAATTTAAGAAATATAATTAGATCAACAACAGAAATTCCAAGTTTTGTTATATCAGAAACGTTCGATCCAACTGGATCATTTGAGTTTGTTATTGATGGTTATTACTTTGTGTTAGAAGGTTCAAAACAAACTCCACTCAAATTTAGTGGAAGTAAAGTTTACGCTGCAATTGTTATTAATAAGATGAGTCCATCGAATCCATTATTGTGTGGTGCAGATACAATTGATAACAATGATCAAACAGTGTTTACAGGTATACAGTTCTGTTCATCTGAATCCGAAACATCAATTGAAATACCTGAATTAGTTACTGATTATGAAGTTAAGTATTTACACATATTGAATGAACAAAGCCCTGTTGGTAGCGGAACTTATTCAATCAATGAGAATTCAAGAGCAAGATTTAGTAATGCAACAATCAATAATTCATTAACTGAAGTTGATGGTGGAGTGGTATAATAACAAAAATTTTTAACTAAATATTTTACAGTTTTCATTGATTTAACCGTATTGAAATGTATATAATAATATATAGAGCTATAATATTTTTCATAGTTCTATAGAACTATGAAAA